GGGGGGGATTTGGCCAATCCATTAGGCCAAATCCAGGTTTCTACCAAAAGTAGCACAACCATGAGTTTCTCTATTTGAAAACAGACTTACTCCTAAGTGAGAAATAAAGAAGTCTTTTTTGAATTAGGGTTTCCCCGTTAAAACTCTAAAGTTTCTTATTCAAAACACGGCGCTTAGACTTAGCAGCAGTTTTACCTCTTGAAAACTTGGCCTTTTTGACCTTGTTTCCAAAATATAACACTGGTGGTTTAGGTAGCGCAGGAAGAAAATCTTTCATTAGTTTCCGCGCAAGGATTCTTTCCAGAACCCCGTAACGGTCTCTTCCGATTAATTCATCTTCTTTTCTTTTCTTCTTATACATTTTCCATACATCATGTTCCTCGTACGGACTGAAAATTGGTGGTAAATTAGCCACGAATTTAAAGTACTGTTCAAGGTACAGATTTACAGAAAATGAATCATAATTTCCTTTATTATCCTTGTAACCGAGTTGAGTATGTTGTTGCTTGAATCTATCAAGTTTCTCATAGCATCCGGTATAAAAACCTTTTGCTACTTTTAACCTATTTACTAGAGGTGTAAAACTTCTATTAAATATGTATTGAGTTACATCGATAGCTTCAACGAAGCAATGTTTCAACTCTGGAGTCGTTAGTTTGGGGTGATCTCCTCCCAGCTCCTCTCGTGATTGAGAGAGCGGAGAAAGATTCCATTTATACCGTGGTACAGAACGACCCGTCAGAATCAATGATTTATACATATCAGCTTGTTCGCTTGATATGATTGATTCTCGATAGGGCCCGGCTCGTGTAACCAGTATACTCCTATAACGCATTAACAAGGCTGTCATCTCCTCTTTCCAAAGCGCCCATTTAGCATCTAAATGTTTCTCTAGCTTTTCAGCAAAGACAAATATAAAGTGTTGATGGGGCGTAAGGTGCCTTTTGGTGTAAAAACCAGAAAGTGCTCTTTGAGGGATTTCAAAAATTTCACCAGGTATCCTAGACAACGATATCCCGGGCTTAAAGCTCGTTATATAGTTGATCAGAGTCAAACCGTTATAACCATTTGGTTGTAGCAGGACTCGGTAGGCCTTCTCCCCAAAAGAAGAGAAAGTACCTTTTACCAACTTAGAAGTTTCATGTTTCCATGTTCTTCTAACATAAAATGCTCGAAATAGGTTGTTTATACCCATTGGGATCATTCCACGTTTTTGAAGTCGGTACGCGAATTCAGCTTTTCGATCAAAGGTTTTTGCCTCTAGCAATTCTTTTAAAGATATGGGAGAGAAATTCTCCCCTTTATTAGAAATTACTTGTGACGCAAAGTTTATTACAGTTGTATCAACATAACTCTTAGGAACGGATAAAGCAATACCAAATGCTTGACATAAGTCAACATATGATTTTGCTAAATCTGGGTTACTAAAAGCTACATCGTCCCCCAACACCAGATACTGGTTGTCAGGTACGGATAAGTATGTAG